ACCTAGAAAATATGCCAATAGACTTAGACTATAAAGCAACACCTGAACCAAATTACTACTCAGGAAAGAAGTACGGTTACTCAGCAAGAAAAGTAGTAGAGGACTTTCAGCCTGATAGCTACAACATAGGAACTGCAATCAGTTATTTATTAAGAGCAGGGAAGAAGGAAGGCAACCCTGCTGAACAAGATATACAGAAAGCAATAAATCATTTACACTTTGAATTAGATAGATTACATAATGACAAAGTATAGTTGCGAGTGCGGTAAAGAAGAAAAAGAAGTTGGCAAAGCTACAATAGTCTTAAGAGATAAAAAGTGGGTATGCAAAGAAGCTCAGTGCAGTTGTGGTAAATGGATGGATAGCAAACCAACTGACGGAATGCCTAACCTTAAAAGAACTGAACCTAGTTTAAGTAAAAAAAGAGATAAACTATGGGCAGGAGCTAAAGAAAAACTAATAGGAACAAGAGGAGTAAATGAAGACTACTAAATGAAGTTTGTAATAAAAGATAATAGAGACAAGCAAAGTCTATTTAGTTACCTTAAAGAATTAGAGAATGACTATATAGTAAGTGTAAAGAAACAAAGAAACACAAGAAGCAATATGCAGAACAGTTACTATTGGAAATGTATCGTACAAGGACTAGCAGAAGAACTAGGATATTTTCCTAATGAAATGCACGACGCTTTAAGAGCTAAGTTCTTGTCTGAGTACGAAATGATAAGTTTTAATGATAATCAAATAGCAATAAATAAAATAGGAAGTACAACAGCTTTAAACACTAAAGCCTTTGAACAATACACAGAGCAAATAAGAGTATGGGCTTTAACTGACTTAGGTATAAGACTTATGCTTCCAAATGAATACGAGTAATTTCTATTATATAGTATGGAAAAAGAACAAAAGAGGACACAGGAAGGCAAAAAGAAGTTACTAGCTGCACTAGAAGTATCATTAGGTATAGTAACTGAAGCATGTGAAAAAGCAGACATAACAAGAAGCAGACATTATGCTTGGTATAATAGTGATGAAGATTACAAAAAGTCAGTTGATGAAATTGATAGTAAGTTTATTGACTTTGCTGAAACAAGTTTAAAGAAACAAATAAAAGAAGGGAATACTACAGCCACTACATTTTTTTTAAGAACAAGAGGTCGTAAGCGTGGTTATAATGAGAAACAAGAAATAGACCTAACTTCAGGAGATGAAAGAATTAAAATTAATATAAATCTTGGAGATTAGTCCTGAATTTACGCCTAAGCAAAAGGAGTGCTTAAAATATCTATTTGACGATAGCACTAAAGAAGTATTGTTTGGAGGTGCAGCAGGTGGTGGTAAGTCTTGGGTTGGCGTAAGTTATTTAATCTTAATGTGCCTTCAATATCCTAAGACTAGGTATCTAATGGGAAGGTCTAAATTAGACGCCTTAAAAAAGACTACACTAAATACATTTTTTGAAGTATGTACTGCTTGGAATTTAAAAGCTATAAAAGACTACACCTTTAACGGCTCAAGTAATGTGATAACCTTTTACAATGGTTCTGAGATAATCTTAAAGGACTTGTTTTTATACCCATCAGACAGAAACTTTGATAGTTTAGGTTCATTAGAAATTACAGGAGCTTTTATTGATGAAGCAAATCAGATAACAGAAAAGGCTAAAAACGTAGTAGCTTCAAGACTGAGATACAAACTTGATGAGAACGGTTTAATTCCTAAACTCTTGATGACTTGTAACCCTGCAAAGAATTGGGTGTACTCAGAGTATTACAGACCTGCACAGGAAAAGACAATCAAGCACTACAGAAAGTTTATTCAATCTTTAGTTATAGATAATACCTACATATCTAAGCACTATGAAACACAACTATCACAATTAGATGAACTAAGCAAACAAAGACTTTTATTTGGTAATTGGGAGTATGACGCAACTGCTGATAGTTTAATAGATTATAATTCTATAATGGGTATGTTCAGCCAAAAGGGAATAGAAGGTGATAAATACATAACTTGTGATGTAGCACGATTTGGAAGCGATAAGACGGTTATAATGCTGTGGCAAGGGTTACACATTAGATATATAAGAACATTGCTTAAATCGGCTGTAAATGAGGTTGTGGACGAAATAAAGAAACTACAACAAGAGAATGGAGTTAATCTTAGAAATATTATAGTTGATGAGGATGGTGTTGGTGGTGGTGTAAAAGATTATTTAAGATGTCAGGGGTTTACCAATAACGCAAGAGCTTTAAAAGGTGAAAACTATCAGAACCTAAAGACTCAATGCTATTACAAATTAGCAGACCAAATAAACAAAGGACAAATCGGTGTTAGTTGTTCTGATGTAAATATAAAGAATTACATAACGGAAGAATTGGAACAAGTAAGAACTAAGGACGCTGACAAAGATAACAAGCTTCAAATAATTCCAAAAGATACAGTCAAAGCAATTTTAGGGCGTTCTCCTGATTATGCAGACGCTTTAGCTATGCGAATGTATTATGAGATTGACAGTAACTTTGGGAAGTATTACGTACAGTAAACTAAAAACAACAAATTTCTATTATATAACAGATGAAAGTAAAAGTTAAAAAAAAAGAAGGTAAGGTAAAAGAGTTTAAACTTATTAGCAGTTGGGAAGATGTGACTCTTGAGAAATGGTTGCAACTTATTGATTTTGAAACAGGCAGTAAGACAGAGGAAGCAACTGAAACAATAGCAGCGTTATCTAACATTCCTAAGCAGTTAGTAAAGGAATTAGCTCTATCAGATGTAGCAGTTATAATGAGCAGGATAGCAGAGCTACAACAAGAGCAAGATACAAAGCTAAAAAGAATAATTGAAATAGAAGGAGTTGAGTACGGCTTTCATCCTGATTTAGACAGTATAACTTTAGGTGAGTATGCAGACATAGAAACATTTATTAAGAACGGAATAGAAAACCATTTAGCAGAGTTGATGGCTGTTCTTTACAGACCGATAAAAGAAAAGAAGAATGACGTTTATATTGTTGATGCTTATGATGGAAACATTCGGCTCAGGACGGAAGAAATGAAAAAGATGTCAGCTCAACAAGTACAGTCAGCTCTTTTTTTTTTTTACAATTTAGGGAAAGAGTTGTCAGAGATTTTGCCATTGTATTTGATGGAGCGGCTGAAGGAAACGAAGATGCAATAGCAACAGAAAGCTTTGCCGAGAAGTGGGGATGGTTTGGTGTGATGTATAGATTGACAAATGGAGAGATAGTAAACTTAGAAAGAATAACGAATTTAGGTTTGTTAGAATGCTTAACTTGGTTAAGTTATGAAACAGACTTAAACTCACAAAATAAAGTACAAAGAAATGGTGAACAATAAAACATATAATAATGTCGTGAACACTTTGCTAAGACTTGGCGAGTATCACGCTCAGATAAGCACTACTTCAGTTGGAGACATTTTTGACCTCAATCTTGAGAAGATGGAGAAGTTTCCGTTAATGCACGTAAACCCTACTTCAGTTCAGACAGGTGATAGTCAATTGACTTATAACTTTCAAGTCTTTATTATGGATTTAGTTTCTGAAAAATCAGATTGGCAAACTATACAACACGAAAAACTTACAAAGCTTGTAGACAGAGAGAATAACGAGCAGGAAGTATTTAATGAGACACTAGCTATTTGTACAGATATTATCAGTATGCTAAGACATAGCTCTAGACAATCTTTACACAAAGTAGATAATATAAACGAGCCTATGTATTTTACGCAAGACCAATTCACAATAGAACCGTTCCAAGAACGCTTTGATAACTTGTGTTGTGGATATGTATTTAATATAGGCGTACTAGTTCAGAACGATTTTCAGACTTGTAATATTCCTGTTGAAGCTCTTGGTGCAGGTTACTAATGCTAAAATTTAAGATAGGAAGACTAATAGTTCAAATAGGGTGGAAGAAATTTAAAATAACATTAAAACTATGAAGTACGAAGACATATTAGAAAAGCTAGAAGCAATAAGCATAGAGCTTGAAAGTTATAGCGACTATCCTCAGGCAGCAACTAATAATGCTAAAAGAGCAAGAAAGTATAAAGAGGAAAACGGAAGCGATTGTGGAACTAGAGTAGGTTGGACACGTTCAGCACAGCTTGCAGACAGAAAACCAATCAGTAGAGATACAATAGCAAGAATGGCTTCATTTAAAAGACATCAACAACATAAAGACGTTCCTTACTCAGAAGGTTGTGGAGGTATTATGTGGGATGCTTGGGGAGGTTCTTCAGGTGTAAATTGGGCAATAAATAAACTTAAACAAATAGATAAAAAATAAAATGGCAGATTTAACAACAACAATTACAGAAAACGTAGTCCTTAACGGCTCAGTAAGAGGTTCTTCAAACACTTTGACAACTACAGGAATAGTAGATGTATTTGAAAGAATTTTAACTTGTACTCATTCACAGACTACAACAGTTGCAGTATTTAATTCTACACCTCACGGAGCAGATGGTGCTTTAGA